ATAATGGGAAGCGTGGGAAGTATTTTGAACCAAGAAGTGCTAAAGATGGTCAATCTACATTCCATATGATTACCGCTGGATTAGTTCCAGTATCCCCACCAATGATGCAGAAAATTTTAGGAGATGTTCGACGAACGACACTGCATACTACAAACGAACGTGGGTTTGATAAATTAAATAAAATTCAAGGTAGTAAAAAATCAATATCTACATTTAATATTACAGAGCCAAAACAAAACGATATAATATATGGTGGTGTAGTTACATCTGGTGGAGTATTAGCCGCAGTTGAGGGTACACTACTATTACAGTTTGCTTCTGATGCGTGGACATCTCCTGATAAATCAGGTCGTAGATGGGCCCCAATAGCAATATTCACTGGAATAAAACCTGCTGAATTTGAAGGTTTGATATCTAAAGATAAAGTAATCGACTCACTATTACAAAAGTCATATGAATATGAGTATTTAAATTCACAAATACCACTATCATCATCGGAAAAGAAAACATTAGTTACCAACTATATTAATTTATTCTACAAATTGGTAAAGAAAAATAAAAGAAATGTATTAAAACACATTAAAAGCCACGAAAATGAATATAGAAAATATAACGGTGATGGGTACAATGAGATTGTACTAAACAAAATTAAAATTAAAGGTGTTATTATAGATGAGAATCGAGTTGATGTTGATTTATTTAAGAAAAAATACCCATACGCTGAAGTCGCATCTAATATGAAAGATTTTAAAAAGTTTGTATCAAAATTTGGTGGAAGTCTTATCGGTGAATCTACATCCAACTTGATTATTAATGAAAATATAGAGAGTGATTTAGTCTTACATATTAACAGAATGAATGAATCACTTATTGCAGAAGGTGGTGCATACGGTCATATGAATCACCCATTTGATATTAGTATGAATCTTACATTTGGGGATTTAAAATCAATTATCAAAGGTGCACTGAATGGTAATTTAGAATTAGCTAGAGAAAAAACGGATGGACAGGCACTTGCAATTAGTTGGAGAGATGATAGGGGTTTAATCGCCGCAAGAAACAAATCACATCTTAAAAATAGAGGTGCAGAAGCACTTACGATTAAAGGAGTTTCTGATAAGTTTGCAAATAGAGGTGGGTTAACAGATGCTTATAACTTCGCAATGAAAGATTTAGAATCTGCAATAAAAGGATTATCAAAAGCTCAACGAGATAAGATATTCCAACAAGGTGCATCATTTATGAACTTAGAGGTAATTTACCCAACATCTGTAAATGTTATTCCTTATGACCAACCACTTTTAGTACTCCATAATACAACAGAGTACAATGAAAAAGGTGAAGGAATTGGAGCAAATCAATCAGCCGCAAGAATCTTAGCAGGAATGATTAAACAAATCAACAAAGATGTTCAAAATAATTATACAATTCAAGGACCTCCTGTAACTGAATTACCAAAATCACAAAAGTTATCAACTCAACAATCTAAATTTGAATCTATGTTGAAAAAACTACAAAGTGAATTTAAATTAAAAGATTCAGATGGTGTTGCCGATTATCATCAAGCATGGTGGGAAGTATGGGTGGATAAAAATTCACCAGAAACTCTTACTAATAAAGAAAAAATGGGATTGGTAAAGAGATGGGCTTTTGATGATAAATCATTCAGATTGGATAAGAAGAATATTCAAAGTCCCAACGTATTAGATTGGGCTAAAAAAACTGATAAGCAGGATAAAGATAAGATATCAAAAGAAAACACAATGAAGTTTGAAGATATTTTCTTAGGAGTTGGTGCAGAAGTTTTATCATTTATGAGTTCAGTTCTTGCAGCTAACCCTGATAAATCAGTTAGGGATATGAAAAAAGAATTAGATAAAACTGTAAAGGCTGTTCAAAAATCAGGAGACCCTAAAAAGATTGAAAAACTAAGATTGGAATTAGAGAGATTAGCAAGATTGGGTGGTAAAGAAAAGATTGTTCCAAATGAAGGAATTGTATTTGCGTATCCAAAAGATGGTAAAGTATATACTCTGAAGCTCACCGGCGCGTTCGCGCCAATTAATCAAATATTAGGTTTAATGTATTTCTAACATACTTACTAATTCTATAATGGAATGACTTTCAACTTAATACTTATTAGTATGAAGCTAGAAACATTGAATGATATATTAACATATAAGATAGAGCATAATTTAGATTTACCAACTACCGCTAAGCATTTTAATATTGGTGTAAATCGGTTAAGACGGTTATTACATGATAATAATATAACAATATCAAAACGTAAAGTTACTAAGTCAAAGGAAACTATAAAAAAAATAAGAGAAAGTAATTTAAAATCGAAGGATAGTCCTTTTTTAAAATATGATTGGAAATCTGAATATCAAAACTTTATAAATACTAATAAATTAGACAAGACAATTGGGATATCTGAATATTGTAATATGAGTGGGTATCATCCTAGATATTTAAGAAAGTACATCAGAGAGAATAAATTACATCAACCAAAAGCAATACCAATACGGACTGAAGAATGGATATCAAATATTTCAAAATCAGGAAAAGGTATTATTAAAAATCCAAAAGGTTCTAATGGTAAATTAAAAGGTAAAAGTTTACCAAAAGAACAAAGAGATACAATTAGAGCTGGGTTGATTAGACATTACTATGATATGGAATTAACTAAGTGGGAAGAATTACAAGATGAACGTAAATTATATTATACTGATGTGTGGAGAATAACCAAACAACAAGATATACATTTGTTAGAAAATTATGATAAACGTGGTAATGCTGGCGTAGATGGTAATTATCAATTAGACCACATATACCCAATAAGTATAGGGTTTGTTAATAAAATACCAGCAAAAATAATTGGCAATATAAAAAATCTACAAATGCTACCTTGGTATGATAATAGAATCAAAGGAAATAAAATGGGTTTAATTTAAAATAATCATATTTATATGAAAATGGAATATTATGGCAAATATAGAACAAAACAGAAAATTAATGAAAGACCAAATGGAATCTTTCAAAAAACCTCTGAATGAGGTAAGTATTGATATGAGTCAAAATCCAAGAATTATTTTTGGAGATTTATATGATGCTGTTTTTAAATTTCAAAAAGAAAAAGCAAACGATGTATTGGGTAAAAAAGGTTTAAAAGAATTAGATGATTTAGTTAAAAAAATGAACTACGTCAGAGGTCTAATTATGATGGGTAAAATGTAGTAAACGGTAAATTTTAAAACCAAAAAATAAGTTATGAGTAAAAAATTAAAGAATATCAAAGCGGTTTCAGAAATGTTAGAGGGTAAACACAAAACCCAAACTAAAAAAACTGTATCGTTTGATAAAAAACAAGTTATAAGAAGAAACGTTGGTGAAACTTGGACTGATGATAAAGGTCAGAAGTGGGAACAACGAAATGGTTATAAGGTAAAGGTGGGAAAACTGGCCAAACTTAGAGAAGAGTTGAAATCGTTTCCAAAATGTAGAAAAGACGTTTGTACTTGTACAACACCAGGTTCTGCTGATTTAAAAATGAAAGCATATCACGGTATGTGTTTAGATTGTGTTGTTGAAACGGAACATGAGCTAAAACTTAAAGGTGAATATGATACTTATGAAAAGAAGAAACTTTTAAATAACGCAGAGTCTTGGTTAAAACAAGCAGAAATAGAAAAAGAAGTTCTAAAAACAACAATTAAAGCATCGTTCGTCAATGAAGATGGTTCTACTGAAGAGTGGGATGGTTTATCAGAAGAAGAAGTGATGAAGCAGATTGAAGAGGGTTTTGAAAAGTTTAAAGAAAACTTTATAGGAAAACTCAAAGGAGAGCTTAATGAAACGATTATTCAAAAAGATTGAAAATGGTATAACTGAAATGTTTAAAGATGATAATTCAATAAATGAAAAGGCCGTAATCGGTTTTTTAGCGTTTATAATGATGGTATTAACATTAATTATTGATTTATATACAGGAATCAAAGGTGATGAAATGCCAATACACGAATTTGTATTTGATGGATTTTTATACATCACTTTAGGTTCATTAGGAATTGCATCTGTAGATAAAATTTGGGGAAACAAAGGAAACAGAGAAGAATAATGGATATTAAAGGTTATTTAAGAGAACGATTTAATGAGTATTACACTCAAAAAGTAGATGAAGTTCTATGTGTTGAATATGCATTATCAGATTTATATGAAACTTTATGTTCAGAGAACCTAATGAATGAAGACCTTAGAAAGTGGTTTGGAAAGGGTGGTTCTGGTGGAACTACTAAAGGTGGATGGGATAGATATGGTTCTGATGGTCAGAAGTTAGGAAAATGTGGAGATGGTAAAAAAGGTGGTGCTTACGCCGCGTGCTTATCCGCAGAAAAAGCAGCAAAATTAGGACCTAAAGGTAGAGCTGCATTTGTAAAAAGAAAAAGAGCCGCTCAAAAGAAAGCGGGTGATACTAAAAAAGGTGGAGAAAAAACAAAAGGTCAAAAACCAACGTTTTCCAAAACAGGAGCATAAATGATAAAATTAAAAAATTTACTAAACGAGGCGGTGGATAAATCTAAATTAAAAAAGATTTATGATAAACTAAATAAAGGTGATGAAGTTGCAATAAAATACGGGTCATCAGTTCGTAGTGGTAATAGTGTGGACTTTATTGTAAAGAAAGGTAAAACTACAGTAGGTAAGGCTAAAGTTGAGAGAATCACATTAGTTAATAAAGCAAATCCAAAAGGTGTTAAATATTACTTATACAATCGTAATGGTAATATATCATTCGCAATGGGTGATATGGGTGCTACTATTGATGATATTCAAATAAATGAATCAGTAAACGAAGCACAAAAAGTTAATTCTACATCTAAGAAGTTCCTAAAAGGGATGAAAAAGATTAAGGTTAAGGGGCTTGGTGGTTATATGCCAGGTGTTGATTATGTATATGTTGATGGTAATAAATATTACTTTGTGGATTTCGAAGGTGACCATATGGAACTGAAAAATACAAATACTATCAAACAATTACATAAATTACATGGTAGCTCATTAGGTGAATCGGTAAACGAATCAAAAGGTACATACTTTAGAACCGCATCCGAAGCCGCTGATTACGCAAGAAGTATGGCTGAGAAAAAGGGATATGAAATTGATGAGGATGATTGGCACTCTCAAATTGCATTGGGTGGTAAATATAATCGTTTAAGACCCGGTGTTGGTAAAACACATTCATTTATAGTACAATTACTTAAAAATGGTAAACCACAAAGAAAAGCTTTATCTATTTCATTATATGGAATGGGTAGTGGTAACTACGAATTAACGACATATATAAACTAAGGATAGATTATGAATTTAAATGAATGGGTAAACACTTATATAAATGAAATTTCAGAGGATGAGAACGACCCACAAGAAATTAAAGTAGGTAACTATCAAACAAAATACTTTCACGTTTGTCCAGGAGCAACATCTCTATATAAAGATATAGAATCTAAAGGTGTTGATATGGATATGGCTGAACGAAGTGTAAGATTACAAGATGCACTTTACTTTATCGAAAAGCACGTTCAAAGAGATGGGTATGAACCTGATAAGGATTATGTAATGGTTGCTAATAACATCGCTAAAAATATTATGAAGATGGCTAAGTTGATGGGATTAGAAGATGAACATAGTTACATACAGGGACACGTTGATACAATCGAAAAGGTTGTAAAAGAACAAGGTTTGGAAGAATCAATTATGAACCTTACTGAAAAAAATGTTCCAACTAACCCTTCAAAATGGGCTTATTATAAAGCTCAAGCAAAAAAGAAATTTGATGTATATCCATCGGCGTACGCAAACGGATGGGCTGCTAAAAAGTATAAAGCCGCAGGTGGTGGTTGGAAAAAAAGTAAGAGTGAGTCAGTAAATGAAGGTGTGATGAGTGAGTTAGATATCTTAGCAAAAGAAGCTAAGGATTTAAAATCATTTATAAAGGCTGCATTTAAAGAATTTGATAACTTACCAAAAAACAAAGAAACTATAAAGTGGTTATCTGATACTTACAAAGAATCAGTAAGTGAATCCACTAATGAGGCAACTCCAGAAGAAGAAGATGAGTTCCACAGAAATTTAGATAAGTTAGTTCATAAAACATTCGGACACAGTTCTGATGAAGAAAAAATGAATGAGGCTACTGAGTTTTCAAAACAACAACTGGATACACTTAGAAAAAACTATTCAACGATAAATAAAATTAACCCATCATCACCAACATATACCAAACTAATTAAATTTTTAAATTCATTAGATAATAAAGCGTTAAAACAGATTGCTAATGCAGATGTTAAGTTTTTATCAATGTTGGCTAAGAATCGTATTAAAGAAGGTGAAGAAATCGAAGAGTATGATGTTGAAACATTAGAAGAACTAAAAGATTTTCATCAGTTTATGAAAGAATATAAATCAGATATCAACGAAGCAGAATATCAAGGTAGAAAAGTAAAACTTGGTAAACCAATGCAAGGTGATGTTAAGAAGTTTAAAGTTTATGTTAAGAACGATAAAGGTAATGTTGTTAAAGTAAACTTTGGAGCAAAGGGGATGAACATTAAAAAGAACAATCCTGAAAGAAGAAAATCTTTCAGAGCAAGACACAATTGTGATAGTCCTGGTCCAAGATGGAAAGCAAGATATTGGTCTTGTAGAAAATGGTAAATAAATTATAAAATTATGAGAAAATACTTAAAACAATTTTGGAATTGGTTAAGAAACCAAACCGAATTAGATGAAAAGATTGAAGAAACATTTGAAGATGTTAAAGGTGATATTAACGAAGTCGTAGAAGAAGTTGAAAGACGTTACGATCGAGTCAAAGAAGAGATTGAAGATGTGAAAGAATCTGCATCAGAAGTTATTAAACAAGTTGATGATGTTGCAAAAGCAGCAAAAGGTTCTAAACGTAAAGGTAGAAAACCGTCTACAAAAAAAGTTACTAAAAGTAGCCTTCGTACAATGAAAAAATCAGAACTACTTAAAACTGCTAAAAAAGAATTCAAATTAGAATTAGACCCTAAGTTAGGAAAATCAAACATTGTAAATAAAGTTTATGAATTATATCATAAAAAATAATGAATCAATTTTTAGGTAATATAAAGAGTATTATAATAGTGGTGTTGATTGTAGTAATCATATTGTTACAGCAATGCTCAGGCCCACTACTCAACCTAAATCCATTTGGTAATACGTCCGATACACCAGTAGAAGGAACGGTTATTACAAATGTTGAAACCATCTGGGATACGTTAACAGTAGATAGTTTAGTATATGTACCTGAATATGATACGAATATAGTAACAGAATATGATACTGTACCTGCTGATATTGATACATTGGCAATACTAAGAGATTATTATTCAAAATACTTTTATTCAGATACAATTGATTTAGATACATTAGGTATTATTACCATAAATGATACAGTTACAAGAAACAGTATTATATGGAGAAAAATAAATCCAACATTGTATATTCCAACAACCACTATTACAAGAGATTCATTAATATCTAAAAATGAGTTTTATTATGGATTTGGCTTAGCCGGAAACCGACAACAGTTTAGTTACATTGGTGGTGAGTTACTTTACAGAAGTAAACGTAAAAAAATCATTGGAGCTGGATTAGGTCTAAATCAAAATCTTCAACCCACTATTTCATTTAGAATGATGTGGAAAATAGGAAAATAAGTTATGAGTAAATCTATAAAAGAACTTATCAGAGAAGAGTACGTTAAATGTGCTCAAAATCCAATATACTTTTTTAAAAAGTATTGTTATATTCAGCACCCAAAGCGTGGTAAAATCTTATTTGATTTATTCCCATTTCAAGAAGATGTGATGGATGAGTTTGATGAAAACCAATTCAACGTAATCCTTAAATCACGTCAGTTGGGTATCTCAACACTATCAGCAGGATATGCGTTATGGATGATGTTATTTCACGATGATAAAAACATATTGGTAATTGCAACCAAACAGGAAGTAGCTAAAAACTTAGTTACAAAAGTGAGGTATATGCATGAGAACTTACCATCTTGGTTAAGAGGTGATACTATTGAAGATAATAAGTTATCACTAAGATTGGGTAATGGTTCTCAGATTAAAGCAACATCTGCAAGTGGTGATGCTGGTCGTTCTGAAGCCCTATCAATGTTGATTATTGATGAAGCTGCATTTATTAAAGGTGTAGATGAAATTTGGGCATCTGCTCAATCAACACTTTCTACGGGTGGTAAGGCAATTGTACTATCAACTCCAAATGGGGTTGGTAACTTCTTTCATAAGACATGGGTTAAGGGTGAGCAGGGTGATGGATGGAATCCAATCAAATTACACTGGACTGTGCATCCTGAGAGAAACCAAAAGTGGAGAGAAAAACAAACCCAATTGTTGGGTGAGAAAATGGCAGCTCAAGAATGTGATTGCGATTTTATTTCATCTGGTTATACAGTAGTTGATGGTGAGCTTCTACAATGGTATGAACAAACTCACGTTAAAGAACCATTAGAGAAGAGAGGGTTTGATGGTAACTATTGGATTTGGCAGCAGCCGAATTATAGTAGAGATTATGTAGTAGTTGCCGATGTTGCGAGAGGTGATGGAGCTGATTACTCAGCATTTCACGTTATTGATGTTGAATCGGTTGAACAGGTAGCAGAATACAGAGGTAAGATTGAAACCAAACATTATGGGAATATGTTGGTGAATGTAGCAACTGAATGGAATGATGCACTATTAGTGATTGAAAACGCAAATATCGGTTGGGCTGTAATTCAAGAAGCTATTGATAGAAACTACACAAACTTATACTACTCATACAGAGATATGGGTTATGTAGATAATGACATCCACTTAAACAAAGGATTTGATTTAAAAGATAAATCTCAGATGGTTCCTGGTTTCTCAATGACAAGTAGAACTAGACCTTTAGTGATATCTAAATTAGATACTTATATGAGGGAGAGAGTTCCAATTATACGTTCTAAGAGATTAATTGATGAACTATTCGTATTTATATGGAATGGTAGTAGAGCTGAAGCACAGCAGGGTTATAATGATGATTTAACCATATCATTCTCAACTGCTTTGTGGATTCGAGATACTGCACTTAAGCTTAGACAACAGGGTATTGAATTAAATAAAAAAGCACTTTCATTGACTTCGAAAAACTCAGGTATTTTCAAAACAACACCACAAAATGCTAAAAATGCATGGAAAATGAAAACAGGTAGAAGTGATGAGGATATTAGTTGGTTATTAGATTAACTTAAATCTATTTTTTTTAATATTTATATTCTGTAGGGGTTATATAAACAAAATATCAATTATATATTATGGCAAATACTTCATTATTTGGAAGATTAAAACGATTATTCTCAACTCAAACCGTAGTTCGTAGAATAGGGAAAGACAAGCTAAAAGTAGTCGATTCATCGAGATTACAAAGTGATGGTAATCGTAGGGGTTCATCATATTACGATAGATATGGTAGATTACATGGTTCAAATTCAAGAAAGAACTGGCAAACCTATAATGAGAGATTTAATTATCACTCAAACAAATTGGAATTATATACTGATTATGAATCAATGGATAAGGATTCCATTATATCATCTATATTAGATATATATTCAGATGAATCCACCCTAAAGAATGATATGGGTGATGTTATTCGAATTAAATCGAATGATGAAAAAATCAAAAAAACACTTCACAATTTATTTTACGATGTACTAAACATTGAGTTCAACCTTTGGTCGTGGGTTAGGGGGATGAATAAATATGGTGATTATTATCTTTACTTAGATATTGATGATGAGTTAGGTGTTGTAAACGCACAACCACTTTCATGTTATGAAACTCGTAGAGAAGAGGGTTATGATTTAGATAACCCATATTCAGTTCGATTCGAAGTAGAACAACAAAACACAAACGCAATATCACAACGAAATGAAACTAAATTCTTAGAATCATTCCAAGTAGCACATTTCAGATTACTTACAGATACAAACTTCTTACCATATGGGCGTTCATTATTAGAGGGTGCTAGAAAGACATGGAAACAGTTAATTCTTATGGAAGATGCTATGATGATTCATAGAATTATGAGAGCACCTGAGAAACGAATATTCAAAATTGATATTGGTAACATTCCACCTAACGAAGTTGATTCTTATATGGCATCAATCATCGACCAGATGAAAAAGACTCCATATGTTGATGAATCTACTGGTGAGTACAACTTAAAGTTTAATCTTCAGAATATGTTGGAAGATTACTACTTACCTGTTAGAGGTGGACAGAGTGGTACTGAGATTGATTCTTTAAGTGGTATGGAGTTCGGTGGTATTGATGATATCGAATACCTAAGAAATAGAATGATGGCTGCATTGAAAGTTCCAAAAGCATTTGTTGGATACGATGAGTC